GTATAATCTGGTGCCTTGTCACAGAACCAAGTTATCTGTGGATCATAAGTGTATCGAAGGACTTCCTGTAGTGCCGTTGTAGAATTAGCACGAAGGATGTTTGCTTTGTCCTTCAGAGTCTTTTCAGCCGCTGTCCTGTTAAGGATTTCGGAAATGAGTAATTGCATGGTATATGCTCCTTACCTCTATTTAGTAGGCTGCAAGGATTATGGTGTCCTCATTTACTCGTCCCTTTGCATCTTTTTCTGTCGTTTTTGCTTGAACGAATGCATTTTTTACAGAACGAATGCCACCCTCTTCGCGGATAATCTTCAGAATAGGTTCAGGCTTGCGAAGTTTCTTAGACTTCGACTTTAAAGGATCAAATCCAATAATTGTTGTTCCCTTAACAGAAAGCCCTTCACGGGTCTCTGCTTCAAGAATAGTACAAACCTTAGTCTTGGTATTGAAGATGAGTATCTTCTCTGCACCAATGATCCGATAAGGAGCGATAGACTTGATATTCCAAAGGGTATCCTCCTTTTTATACTTCAGGCTCTTGACTGCCTTAATAGGATCCTTTGGCTTACGGCGGCGAGGAGCGCGAAGTTTTTTGGAAACCTCTACCTGATGCTGACAGGCAATGATAAGACAGTTCAACCATTTTAAATATTCTTTGAGTTGCTTCTTACTGTAGAGAGAGTACCCCTCCTTCAGTTGCTCATCGGCATTGCCCTGAACCACGGCTTCGATTGGATCAATCTTGTGCTTGAACCATTCAGCGATTCGGCTTGCCTGAACCCCACGAATATCCTTGCTCTTGATATAGTCCTCAATGTCCTTGCATCCCTTATGCTCGGAAGTCGTACCGATAAAGAAGGCATCTTCAATTTGTTCAAGATCAGCAATCAAATTTGAAACTTGGTCGCGGATGCGATCTTGAATATTGGGAGTACTGTCGATCTTAACTTCGTCTAGGATACTCAATCCCTTGTGGGTAAGATAACGGATTGCTCGTAGGAGCCGTTCCTTGCGTACTTCGGGTACGGGCGCACCCAATGTCACAAGCCGCGCCAAAGCCCCTAGGTTGCATCCTGGCTCGTTTAGAGCAACTTCATCGGTGGTTGTGCCTGTTTGCCCTGTTCGGGCGTATGCCTTGATCTGCTCGTCTGTAAACTTATGGGACTTCATATATTCAAAAATCCAACGCCGATGGTCAGATTCATTGGACATATGGTGATACCAATTCTCAGCCCTTGCGAGAGCGCAGGACTGTTCGATTGAATCTTTAGAAATTTCCTCCCATTGAGGCTCTAATCCCCAATGGGCTTTTTCGGTATTAATTGCCATACGCTCTATCTTATCATAAAGGATTTTTCTGTCAAGGGGGTTAAAGGGGTTGACAATAGATTTATTGTGGGGTATACTTAGACCAATGCACCGAAAACACTCCAAGCGTTTGGAGTCGGTGTAGCCCTCTAATGAGGATATTGTAATGGCAGAGAAGTTTGAAAACAAGCCACGCCCGAAGCCACAAAAGGTGTTCGTGCAGTCGCTCAACAAGGTTGGTCAAGTCAAGCGTGTGGAACGCGATCCTGTGTGGGGTTCGCAATTTCTTGTCAGCGTCTATTCGCCTGAGTGGATCGGAGATACCGCTCCATATGAACATTTTTGGATTAAGGAGGCAGATGCCCTTCTTATGAAGGAGGAAATCTAATGTCGATTATTGATTTGATGGATACCGATCTACTTGCACTCGATCCTGCTGATCCTTTGAACTATCAAAATCCCGATGAGGATAATGATGAGTTTGAAGAAGATGAGGAAGATGATCTTCCTGAAGAGGAATCAGAGGACGATGACGAGTTTGAAGACGATGACGATGTTTGGTCTGATGACGATGAAGATGATGACGATGATGAAGATGATGACTTATAATTAATTTCCCCCATTAACAAACGGTGATCGACCACCGTTTTCTTTTGGCCCTGTCGTCTAGTTGGTCTAGGATGCCGCCCTTTCACGGCGAGAACACGGGTTCGAATCCCGTCAGGGTCACTTTCTGCTACAATTAAACACATGAATATATTCTACCTTGATCCCGATCCAAGTAAGTGCGCTCGTATGCACAACGATAAACATACAGTCAAGATGATTCTTGAATATACGCAAATGCTTTCTACTGCCCATCGTCTTCTTGATGGGAAAGAATCAATTGTGGTTATCAATAATCGAAAGCGTAAGCGTTGGTCTTTAGAAGATCCACGCATGAACACAAGTCTATTTCTTGCATCACATATCAATCATCCATCTGCGATATGGGCAAGAGAGACTGAAGATCAATATCTTTGGCTTTATCGATTACTCACCCATCTTTGTAAAGAATACACTCATCGCTATGGCAGGACTCATGCCGTAGTAAATCGGTGTTGGCAAGAACTACGGAATCCACCAAAGAATTTAAAAGGCAAAACAGGATTTCGAGAACCACCACAAGCAATGCCAATTGAATACAAAGTGGTAGGAGATTCTATCTCTGCATATCAGAAGTATTACATTGGCGGTAAAGCCAAACTAGCAAAGTGGACAAACCGAGCAACTCCTGATTGGTGGCTCCTAAATACTGTACCTGACAAGGAGGTACAGAATGCCATTCTATGATTACAAGTGTGGGGGGTGTGGACATACCTTCGAGGAAATGCTCCGTATTGCTGATATGGATAAACCGACAAAGAAGAAGTGTTCTTCTTGCGGAAAGAAAAAAGTTGAGATGGTTGTGGGTGCGCCAGCAGCGTGTGATCCTGTTCGTATATCAACAGTTAAACCTGACAAGGGTTGGCAAGAAGTAATGGCAAAGATCAAAGAAGCCCACCCTCGCAATGATATGAGTAAAAAAAGTAAACAAGACTGGATGCATTAATATGAATTTACCAAAACTACGATCTGTTGAAATCCCTGAACTCGGAAGATTCTATGAGTCTCCCACATCAGGTAATTGGTATCCGTCTGTAACTACCGTTACTGGATTCGAGAAGAAGGAGTTTTGGGCTAAGTGGCGAAGCGATCCCAAGAATATGGCGATCTCTCAGCAATCTATCTCCCGTGGAAACAAACTTCACGAAATCGCTGAGGCATATCTCAAACAAGATCACGCCATGATTAAGGCTGCACCTCTTGGAGACAAGACTCTGTTCATGCTTATCAAGAAAAACCTTGACAAGATTACAAACATTCATGGACAAGAACAGCCTTTGTGGTCAGATACTCTTCGGTTAGCAGGAAGATTTGACTGCATTGCTGATTATGATGGCGAGATTTCCATCATCGATTTTAAGTCCTCTCGGAGAGAAAAACGAAAGTCTGACATTCAGAATTACTTTCAGCAAGCGTGTGCATATGCTCATATGTGGTTGGAATGCACAGGTCAGAAAAAGTTACCACGAACAGTCATCCTTATTGCGTGTGATAGTGGCGTAGATCAAGAGTTTATCGAAGACTCCAAGAACGCCCGTGAAGGATTGAAGAATGCAATTGATCTCTATTGGTCACATACTAACTTTGAAGAACTACAAGAAAGAATAAAGAATGAACTTGCTAAAGAAACTATTGTTGTGGGTTAAGGGTTTATTTGTCAAGACTGAGGTAAAACCTATTGACTTAGATGATAAGACTCGTTATCATTGCATTCGTATCTTCCGCAAGGAAGGGGATGAGATTGTCATGCTCCTATCCGAAGAAGAGATTGAACGGGGTGTCTGCCGTGCCGTTCAAGATATAGGCGTAATCCCCTTTACGGAGTAAGCATGGGTTCTATTGTAAATATCACTCAGGACTTTGCAAAAGAAGTCGAAGAATTTGTCAAAATTCAAAAGGAACCATCATACATTGATGCCGTTATTTTCATCTGTGAAAAACACGGTGTCGAACCTGATACTGTTTCTAAACTGTTAAGTAAGCCAATCAAGGAACGCTTGAAGGTTGAGGGTCAGAGACTTAATCTTCTCAAGAAGGATTCTAAACTGCCGCTATGAATGGCTATGAAGCCTACAAAATCTATGTCTCCATGAAGGCTCACTTCAGAGGAGATAAGTATGATTTCTTTCGATATGGCAGAATTTCTCCAAAGGTTCAGACCTTTGAAAACAGAAAGGATCGCCACTTCTTCGATAAGTTAGCAAAGCGACATTGTACCGAAGAATCTATGATTCATTTCCTGTTATCACAGATGCAGGAAAATCCTAATATGTGGATCGGTACAATGCTTGGTGAAGAGTCAAATCAAAGATTCTTAGAATGGCGAAAGCGTACTGAACGATTGACTTATCAATTTGGCGAAGACATTAAGACGCTGGTTAAATATGCTTCTATTCATGAAGACTTCACCCCAAACACATGGAGTAAGTTGTTCGTTTGTGAAAACAATAACCATCCAAAGATAATGAAATTACTGATGCAGAAGAAGATCACACCAGAGACCTTCTGTGTTCTTGATAAACTACTATCGTTTACTAAAAATTGGAATTCACAATTAACAGGTGATCCTGTTTGGGAAGAAATGCGTGGACGCATGATAGGATATAGGGGGTTCCTCGAACACACAATAAATATTCAAACTCTAAAAGAAACTGTCAGAAAAATCTTGTGCGAAAACACTTGACCAATGACTAAATATCTGATACTATTCATACTTCACATACAAACTAACACATACGAAAGGACACAGAACATATGGGATTTTCAGATCTAAAGAAGAAGTCGAAGACAATGACCGAGCAACTCTCCAAAGAGATGGAGAAGTTGAACAGTAAGGGAGGCTATGAGAAGGACGAGCGTTTGTGGACGCTTGGGCGTGATAAGGCTGGCAATGGCTATGCCGTAATTCGTTTCCTTCCTGCAACAGAAGGCGAAGAGATTCCTTGGGTTCGTGTGTTCTCACATGGCTTCAAGGGTAAGGGAGGTTGGATGATCGAAAATTGTCCAACTACAATTGGTAAGAAGTGTCCTATCTGTGAAGGCAACAACGAATTGTGGAATAGCGGCATGGAGTCAGACAAGACCATTGCCCGTGATCGCAAGCGTAAGTTGACATACATCAGCAACATTTTGGTTGTCAAGGATCCTGCCAATCCTGATAACGAGGGCAAGACATTCATCTTCAAGTATGGTGCGAAGATCTTTGAGAAGATTAACGACAAGATGAATCCTAAGTTTGATGACGAAAAGTCCATCAATCCGTTTGACTTCTGGCAAGGCTGCAACTTCAAGTTGAAGGCTACAGTTGGAGACGGCGGTTATGTTAACTATGAGAAGAGTT